GCGACGTGGCGCGCTTCGGCGACGACATGACGGCCCTGCACGTGCGCCGCGGCTCCGTCAGCCTCCACCACGAGAGCCATAACGGCTGGGATACAGGGCAGACCGCCGGCCGACTCAAGCAATTGGCCCGCGCATGGGGCCAGCACTGCGGGCTGGACGGCCGGCAGATCGTCTGCGCCATCGACGACGACGGCGTGGGCGGCGGCGTGACCGACCAGGCCGAGGGCTACCGCTTCGTGGCCTGCTCAGGCGCCTCATCGGCCTTTGAGGATGAGGGCTACCCCAACCGGCGCTCGGAAGCCTGGTTTGCCGTGGCCGAGCGGGCGCGCGAGAATCGGCTTGACCTCAGTCGGCTACCGGCCGACGCCCGCCGTGAGCTGCGCCGGCAGTTGATGGCCCCGCGCTGGAAGCTGGACAACCAGGGACGCCGGCAGGTCGAGCCCAAGGCCGACACCAAGAAGCGGCTGGGGCGCTCGCCCGACGATGCCGATGCGCTGAACCTGGCCTATGGCCCCGTGCGCACCATCCCACGGGCGGCCATGCCAGACCTATCCGGCTCCAGCAAGTGGACCGTCGGCGGGGGCCAGCAGTCCGCCGAGCCGGTGCCCACCAGTCGCGCCCAAGCGCAGCCCGCTCCTGCTACGCGGCCGGCTAGCCCTGGACCGAACCCGTTTGTGACGCGCAGCAAGTGGAGCGTCTGAGGGGGCCGTTCGTTAGCGGTCCTGTTCCGGCGTCTGGTCCCATCGGGCATAGCAGTTCTTGCAGATGTCCCCGGCCCAGTCATGGCCAGACGTGGCACACAACGTCCGCTGCGCGCGGATCTCCCGGTCTATCCGGCGGCGTTCCCGCCGGTCGGCCGGCGTGGCGTCCACGAGGGACCGGTGGACCAGTCGACCGCTGCGCAGCGCATCCTCAAACCAGTCCATGTCATGGGTGTCCTGCGTCATGGGCTGGAGATGCCATCCTGGCCGCACCTTGCGGCCGTCAACGGTCCGTGCGGGGTCCAGCGGCCCGTAGAGCGCCACGTCAACAGAGCCGTCACGATAGATCGTCGCCGCGGTGCAGTAATACGTCTGGGTGCCCCCGAGCCGCCACAAGTCCCAATCGAGCGGCCGCCCCTCGTCGTCATCGCCGTCAATCGCGCTGCTCACGTCGGTCTCCTCCCACACTTTTAGCGGCTAGGTCTACCAGGAATTATGGCGAAATACCCTGAAAGAGGCGCTGGTAGATACCTTCCGACCGGACAGATTGGTGTCTCGGGCCTCAGCACTTACAGCGGCTACCTGTCGGAAGAGTGGCTCCGTGAGCTCTCTGGACCGGCCGGGCGCCGTGTCCTACGGGAGATGCAAGACAACGATCCCCTTATCGGGGGGATCCTGTTTGGCATCGAGATGTTGGTCCGGCAGGTCAGCTGGACCGTGCAGCCCGGCGACGACAGCGCGCAGGGTGAGCAGCTGGCGCGGTTCGTCGAGGACTGCCTGCACGACATGCACCTCACCTGGCCGGACACCCTGGGGGAGATCCTGACCTTCCTGCCGTGGGGCTTTAGTGTCCACGAGCAAGTGTTCAAGCGCCGGCCCGATGGCAAAGTAGGCTGGTGGGGCTGGCCGCTACGCGGTCAAGAATCGCTGCTGCACTGGGAGTTTGACGACCACTACGTGCCGACGGCGATGGTGCAATTGGGGCCGCCAGACTGGCACATCCACACCATCCCCCTCTCCAAATGCCTGCACTTCCGCACATCGGTCCGTAAGAACAATCCCGAAGGCCGCAGCCTGCTGCGCAACGCCTATACGAGCTGGTACTACAAGAAGCAGATCCAGACCCTGGAGGCCATCGGCGTCGAGCGCGACCTGGCCGGCTTCCCCGTGATGCGCATCCCGGCCGAGATCATGAAGTCGGAGACGCCGGCTGACCAGGCGACCTACCTGGCTTATCAGCAGGCGGTCATCAACCTACGGCGCGATGAGCAAGAAGGTCTGATCCTCCCCAGTGATCGGGACCCGGACAGCCACGAGTACCTCTACGACATCCAACTGTTGACCAGCGGTGGCACCCGGCAGATGAACACGGATGCCATCATCGCGCGCTACGACCAGCGCATCGCCATGGCCATGCTCGCCGATTTTATGATGCTCGGCCACGAGGCGGTGGGCACGCAGGCCCTTGGGGCCTCCAAAATAGACCTCTTCGTCAAGGCGATGGACGCCTGGCTCTCCATCATTACGGCCCAGGTCAATGGCAAGGCGATCCCCGACCTGCTCCGGTACAACGGCCTGGACGTCGATGGCCTCAAGGCTGACGGGGCCCTGCCAAAACTGGCCTATGAGGACATCGGCGACGTCGATCTGGCGTCGCTTGGCCAGTACCTGACAGCCCTGACGGGCGCCGGCGTGCCCCTTGATCTGGACCCGGCCGGCCCCCTCGTCAAACGCCTCATGAGCCTGGGCAACCTGCCCGAGGCGCCACAGGGGACCGACTTCGACGACCTGGTCGAACAGCAGCGCAAGCTCGCCGAAGCCAAAGCGCCGCCGAAGCCGCCCATGGCCGGCGACGGCCCCAACTCAGGAGCCGGCAACGGTGGCCGTCCTGCGGCTGCCAAGCGGGCGACGGAGACTGACCCGGCAGGAGCAGCAGCCTGATGCATCCAGTCACTGACCCGTGGCCCTACATCCTGCTGTTCATCGCCGCCTTGCCGCTTATGGCCATCGTCGTCATGTGCGTGATCGACGCCTGGCGCACGCTCTAGGAGCGGCTAGGGGTTCGCGCGGACGCGTAGGCGCTGAAGCGGGCCATCCGGCACGTCCTGCCAGTGCCAGCGGCCCTGCTGCCAGACCACGTACTGTTCGGGTTCGCCCTGCCGCGGATAGGCGTAGATGTGCCCCCGCTCGACGGAACGGTAGGCGCTCTGGGGATGCTCCAGCGCGACCGCAACCGCCCACCAGACCACATCCTGCACCTCCGCGCTGCTCTGCGGCCGGCCGATCAGCGGTGCGAGAGCGGGACGGACCAGTGCCATCATAGCGGCCCCGTCCACCTTGCGGTCCACGGCGTTCACGTTCACGTTCACGTGCAGCGCCCTCGCCCCTTCCCTTCACCTGGAGCATAACTCAACTCGTCACCGACCCCCGGCTAAAGCCGGAGGCTTGCGCCTGCCCGGCAGCGGGGCGGCACATTCAGGAGCCGTTACGCCACGACTCCCTACCCGTGCTCTCAACGGGCGGCCAGGTGCTCGACAGCCGTCGCCAGCTTGGCCGGTCACGGGACGGACGCCTCATGCGACTTCCGCGACACAGCAGGCGCTGTGCCGGAGGCGGGACCTTTCGGCACCCCATGCCCTCCCATGCATGTTTCCCGTGCGCGTGGGGCTCTCCCCAGGCCAGAGGCATCCCCTCCGTAGAGGGGCGCCGTTGCCGCCATGTCCGCGTCGGTACTCCGCCCCTATCATAACAGAGCAGGCACGGTGTTGGCACAATGCGACGGAGCGTGTGTGCATGACGCAGGAGTGTGTGCATGACGCAGGAGTGTGTGCATGACGCAGGAGCGCGCCGCTCGTCGCAGCCCACTCCCTTCCCCTCCGGGCTAAAGCCCGGAGTCCCCTGGAGGTAATTCGATGGCTCTTTCCTCTGACGGCCGGCGCTCGACGCCGACCCAAACCGCGGCCATTGCGGCCGGCACCACCGCCGATACCGTCGTCAAGGCTGCACCCGGCGCCTTAGGCAGCGTGCTCGTGACCGCGCTCAACGGCGCCGCGGCCATCACCATCTACGACAACGCCTCAACGCACAGCGGCACGATCATCGGCTATATCCCCGCCAATGCCGCCGCGGGGAGCCTCTATACCTTCAACATGCCCTTCCAAAATGGGTGCACGGTCCAGGGCGCGAGTACCAACGGCAGCCTCACCCTGGCCTATTGGTAGCCCGACGTGCCCGCCCCCAGGACGATCTACCTGCTGCGGCACGCCAAGGCAGAGCCACTGACCGCGGCCTCCGGCTCGGCGCAGGACCACGACCGTACGCTGACGGACAAAGGCCACAAGCAAGCCCGTGACCTGGCCTGCTGGGGGGCCGGCCCTGACCTACAGCCGCCCATCCGCGCCGTCTATGTGAGCGACTACCGGCGGGCCATGCAGACGGCGCAACCGCTGGCCGAAGAGCTTGACCTGCCCATCCATAAGGTTACGCCGCTCGATAAGACCAAGACGCCGGACCTCATGCTCGGGTTCGTCAAGCCCGTTGCCCAGGGCGGGGCCGTCCTGCTGGTCTCACACCACGAGGACATCCCGCCGCTCATCAAGGCATGGACGGGGCGCGTCATCGACCCGCCCAAGACCGCTGAGATGTACCGGTTGGACCTGCGGCCCGGGTGCGAGACGTGGGGATCGGGACAGGCCCATCTGGTCTGGCACTGCCGGGCGAAGGACTTGAAAGACATGGCCGAGAACAAGAAGCACGGCATGCAGGCGAGTGAGCCGTTCCAGTTCGCGGCCGGTGGCGGCGGGCACTGGATCACCTTGCACGGCGGTGAGGATGGCGAAGAGGGCGAGGGCCACGGCGTACACGTCTATGTGACGGGCGGCGGCCGGGTGACCAAAGGCCCCAAGGGGCTCATAGGGGCCGACCTGGGGCATCTCAGCAAGCACAGCCACCACGTCACGCACCATCCCGAGGGCCACACCCCCAAGGGCGCTAAGAGCCACCCCAGCTACCACGAGCACCAAGACAAGGTGCACGTCTACGGCCGCAAGGGGCCGGGTGTCGGCTACGACGTCAAGAACCCACTGCCTAAGCTGAGCGAGGACGAGACCAAGGCGGCCCTGGCTCAGGCGCACGGCGAGGTCAAGCCGAAGGCCGAGGCGAAGCCGGCGCAGGAAGAGAACCCCTTTAACACGCCGAAAGGCTTGCCGGAGGGGTCGTTTCACGACCTGCTGAAGAGCGATGAGGGCCGGCAACACGTCGTTGACCTCGCCAAGCATGCCCTCAGCCGCGGCTATGGTGCGACCTTCGATCAGCAGTTAGCCCTGAACCACCTCCAGGGCTTCGTGCCGCAGATGAAGGGCTGGAAGCCAGGTATTCCGGCCTTTGACTCCATCCATACCAACATGGACAAGGCGCGGCCGGCCCTAGAGCGCGCACGAGCCGACTTCCAGGCCAAGCAGGAGCAGGAGACGGTCGCCCGCAACGAGGCCAAGCGCACGCAGCGCGACAAGGAAATTGCCGCGCACAACGTGCAGCAGTCGTTGAGTAACCCCCAGAAACCGGCCACGTCCAAGCCAGCCGATGCGTGGGTCACCGCGCATCCCTCCGCCGCGGACATCCATGAGCACATCGCCCCCCTGGGCAAGCACGAAGACCATATGGCGGCGCTGGACCGCATCGATCGGCGTGCCTCGGGGAAGGAGTTGCCCTACCGCGCTGGCGTTGCGGCGATGGGGATCGCGCACGGGTTGGAGACGGGGCGCTATTCGGGCCAGGTAGCGCAGCATATTGCGCGCATGAGCCGACAGGAGTTGGCGGCCCTGGTGGCGCACACCGCGGCTCATGCGGGGACCGTCGATGAGGCCAAGAACGCGGCCCGCGACTACGTTCTGGCCCGTCTTGGCGCGTCCGAAAAGCCCGTCACCGCCGCCACCGGTGGCTCAAAGCTCAAGGACACGGCGAAGGGTGAGGGCGGCATCCAGCCCCAGCGCGCCGAAGCCGGCCAGCAGCGCCGCGACGAGCAGACGCAGACCGTCCAGCACGACCTGATGGACGGCAAGACGGTCGTCGATAAGGGCGATAAGACCAAAGAGCCGGCCGGCCATCAACTGCCCATGGTCAAGGATGTCCTGGGCGGCGGCTTGGAGCCGACAGAGAACGCCAGGGCCCAGGCTAAACCAGAGCGCAGCGACGAAGAGCACGCCCAGTTGCAGGCCGAGCGCGACACGCTGGAAGAGCTACGGCGCAACCTCCAGCACGTGCGCAAGCACATTACAGTGGCCGGCGGTATCCGCCCGGACAAGCAGATCAGCGGCCAGTCCAAGACGGTGCGCCACGAAGAGTGGGAGCGCCTGCCGCACTGGGCAAAGCGCCACGACACCGGCAACACCATGGACGACATGGCCCGCCAGATCGAGGAAGAGTTCCCCGGCCTGGGCGTGCACGATGAGAATAGCCTGGCCGACTACCTCGCCGAGCACGATGAGCACTGGGCGGCCGTCAATGACCGCCTGGCCGAGTTGCGGCGCATGGGCGTCAAGGCCACGGGCGCCGGCCGAGCCAAAGTGGCCGGCTCCGCCAGGAAACCGGTGATGGACCGGGAGTCGGCGGCCTACAAGCGCTGGGAGAACTTCCAGCCCGAGTTTGAGGGTGACGTGGGATTCACTGAGTCAGCGCAGACGACTATGCCTCATCACACATCTTTTCTCTTTGACCAGCCCGACGCCGGCGATGTCCACGTCCCCGCAGCGCTGGGCAGCACCAGCCAGGGGGCCGGCATGCCCAGCGGTAAGCGCTGCAAGACGTGCGGCAAGAAGCCCCGCAAGTGCGTCTGCACGGGCGCCCCACCGACCAAGGGGCAGCAGACGTACCGCGAGGGTGCGGCCCACGTCCACAGCGAGAGCGGCGAGGCGTTCCGCCTGTTCCTGCCGGCCCAGTTTGCGGAGGCCCCCCAGTGGATCGCCTACTTGCCGCGGCCGGGCGCCTACAGCCATCCCCGCTACGGCAAGATCGAGATCACGCCCCAGCGCAACCAGGAGTTCGTCCAGAACTTCAACTCGGGCGTCTATCAGCGCCAGGTGCCCATCGACGCCGAGCACAACACCAAGCTCAGCGGGGCCATGGGCTGGATTCAAGAGCTACGCCTGGCCGAGGACGGATCGGCTGAGGCCCGCGTGGACTGGACCCAGCGCGGCCGGACACTGCTCGCCGACAACCGCTTCAGATTTTTCAGCCCCGAATTCTTCGATGCCTGGGTCCAGCCGGACACGGGCAAGGAATTCAAGAACGTGGCTATCGGCGGGGCCTTGACGACCCGCCCCTTCTTCAAAGAGTCTGCCCTTCGCCCGTTAGTGGCGGCAGAGGATGCCATCTACGTGGATGGCGACGACACACCCTTCAGCCCGGACGGGCAGAGGACCGAGAACATGAGTAAGACCAATACGGAGTTCCCCATGCCCGTCGACGAGGCGAAGCTGTTCGCCGAGCGCATCGCGGCCCTTGAGCAGGAGAATGCGAGCCTGCGCCAGGCCAGCGAGGCCGCGGCCACCGAAGCCAAGCAGGCCGCGGAGCGCGTGGCGCAGATGGAAGCCGCCGCCCGCCGCCGGCAGTTCGCCGAAGAGGCCCGCGGGTGGTACGGCCCCGTCGACGAGCACGTCTCGTTCATGGAGTCGCTCTCCGACGAGCAGCGCGCCTTCTACAGCAAGCAGCAGAAGGCCCTCGCCGAGCAGCTCAAGGATAGCGCCCTCTTCAGCCAGGTCGGCCGCTCTGGCGGCACCCCGGCCGAGGCCGGCGCCGAGGCACAGCTCGAGCAGATCGCCCGTAGCATCCAGGCCAGCGAGAGCGTCAGCTATGCGCAGGCGTACAGCCGCGCCCTGGAGCGCAACCCGCAGCTCTATAGCGAGATGAGCGCCGGCCGCTAGTCGCTGGCCTGTCGCAAAATCCGTTCGGCCCCCCCTCCCCAGTAATCGTCTCCCCGCTGCGCGCGGCCCCGGCCTGTAAGCCCGTCCCAGGGACCGGGTTGTCGGGGCCGCTTCCCTCTGCGTGTGAACCCGTGACCACGGTGTGGCGCGGGTCGTTTTGTATGACTCGCGCGTTACCGCGCTCACCCGCGTGCCCCCCATCGGCTGTGAGCACAGCTCCGGCTAGGGTGGGCGCGCTTACAGGAGTACCTACCTCATGGCATTCGAGACTCCCATTCTCGATACCACGGTGCTGGCGGCGGCTGACCTGTCGTCGAGCCAGTTCTGCGGCGTCGTCATCAACTCGTCTGGCCAGGCCGCCCTTCCGGCCGCGGGCGCCAACATCGCCGGCGTCGTGCAGAACAAGCCCACCTCCGGCACCGCCGTCGAGCTGCGCGTCGAGGGCATCACCAAGATGAAGACCGGCGGCACCGTGGCCCCCGGCGCCTACGTCAAGGTGGACACGAGCGGCCAGGCCGTCACCGCCGCCTCGGGCGACAAGATCGTCGGTATCTGCCTCTCCACCGCCTCAGTCGCCAGCGGCAACCTCGCCACTGTCCTCCTCAAGTCCGGCGTGGCCGTCTAGGCCCCCGTGCCCTGACTCACCCGAGCATTCACGTTAAGGACACCTAGATGCCCTCCCCGACGCTCTCCGACATTCACGTGAATCGTCCCCTGTCGCAAATTTCGGTCGCTTACCTCCAGCAGGACCGCAATTTCGTGGCGGATCGCGTGTTCCCCATTGTCCCCGTCCCCTTCAAGAGCGACCGCTACTACACCTACCATCGGGACGCCTGGTTCCGCAGCGATGCGACCGAGCGCGCCCCTGGAACGGAGTCGGCCGGCACGGGCTGGACGCTGGACAACAACAGCACCTACAGCTGCCGCGTCTATGCCGAGCACACCGACATCAGCGAGCAAATCTATGCCAACGCTGATTCGGTCCTGAACATGGACCGTGACGGGACCATGCTCATCACCAAGCAGCTGCAGATCCTCAAAGAGTCGATCTTCATCACCAACTTCTTCGGCACGGGTCTGTGGACCGGCAACGGCGCCAGCGATATGACCGGCGTGACCGCGTCCCCCGGCGCCAACCAGTTCCTGCGCTGGGACCAGGCCGGCAGCACGCCCATCGAGGACGTGCAGACCCAGATTTTGAACGTGGCGCAGCTGACCGGCTACCGCCCCAATAAGCTGGTGATCGGCCCCTACGTGTGGAAGGCCCTGCGCAACAACGCCGAGATCATCGACCGCGTGAAGTACGTCCAGAAGGGCTTCCTGACCGAAGCCAACCTGGCTGAGGCCTTCGGCGTGGACGAGGTCCTGGTGCCCATGGCGACCCAGAACACGGCTGTTGAGCCGGCCGCCCCGACGCTGAACGGGTCGACGCTCTCGATGAGCTTCATGTACCCCAAGTCGGCTCTGCTCGTGTACGCGGCCCCGAACCCTGGCCTGATGCAGCCCAGTGGCGGCTATACCTTCGCCTGGACCGGCCTGATGCCCTTCGCCGGTGGCGGCCATGTCACGGTGAGCAAGTTCTACCTCAACTGGCTCAAGGCGTGGCGGCTGGAGTGCGAAATGGCTATGGACCTCAAGCAGATTGCGTCGGACATGGGTGTGTTCTTTACGACAGCAGTCTCCTGATCGTAAGCGCCTGCGGCTGCCACGGAGCCATTGACATCGAAAGCTGATACAGCCTACAATATACTGCCACAGCCGTAGTGTATTGGAGGCGACGATGGTCAGTGATGAGGTCTGCGCGTACGCCGCGGGCCTGTTCGATGCGGAAGGGCACATTGGGATTGCGGTGGTCAAAGCCAGTTGGGGCGACAAGTGGTACCACCGCTTGCAGATTGCCCTCACCAATACGGATCGCCGCGCGCCTGACTGGCTCAAAGAGCACTTTGGCGGGAACGTCGGTTCCTTTCAAAATCCGAGCGGGCGGGCGCGCCGCAGCTACCGGTGGCAGATGGCCAGCAAGCCGGCGCTTGAGTTCCTGCGCCTTATCCAGCCCTACAGCGTGGGTAAGGCCGAGGAAATCGACATCGCGCTTGAGTTTGGCGCGCTGGGGGCCACGCGCGGGCGTACGCATGCAACAGTGGGTGCGCCCGCGGGGGACATCTACGAGCGCCGTGAGGGGTGCCGGCAGCGCCTCATGGCCATCCACCGCGGCAAAGCGGTGGCCCCATGAGTCACATTGCCCCCACGGTTGCCGCCTATGCGGCGGGACTCTTCGATGGTGAGGGGCACATCTCGATCCAGACACCGCTCCTCAAGGAGAATGGGCGCCGGTACCACCGCTTAATGTTGAGCCTGGTGAATACCGACAAGCGCCTGGTGGATTGGCTCATCGAACAGTTCGGCGGCTACGTGAGCTACCACCGTCGGCCCACGAATGGCCATCAGGACTCGTGGGGCTGGGCCACTAACTCCCAGGTAGCCGAACAGTTCCTGCGGGCGATTCAACCCTACGCCGTCCTCAAAGCAGAGCAGATTGAGATCGCCCTTGCGTTGCGCGCCACGCGCATCCAGACGGCTGGCTGTCGCGGTCTGCCCAAACGTCCCACCGACGCTATTTACGCAGAGCGTGAGGCCCTGCGCCTGCGCTTGCAGGCCCTGACCAAACGGGGCGTGCAGACCCCCTAAAACGGATTTTGCTACACCCCTGGAGGGATGCATGGCAACGATCTACGTTGCGACCGAGCGCATGCGTGTCGGTCGGGGCGATACCGTGGTTGACGTGTGGCCGGGCGAGCCGGTCCCTGAAGCAGAGCACTGGGATCCCGCGCTCGTGCTGCAATACCTGAAAAACGGCCGGCTAGAGAAGGTCAGCGCCCCGGCCCCGGCCCCGGCCCCGGCGCCGGCCCCCACGGCTCGCGGCCGTAAGGAGTAACCGTGCCAAACCAGCTTTCAGCCGATGAGGTCATCGTCGGCGACATCAAGACCATCGTGCCTGGCCAGGTGCAAAAGGTGATCG